TGGGCAATGCTGCTTGAGCTGACAACTTACATAGGGTGAACGCTATGAAAAAACCCACCTTCTACAAACTCGCCAGCGTTGCTTTCGTGCTGATTAACGGTGCTATCGTTTACGGAATCATGGAGTGCATCAAATGAAAGACGAAACCTTTTTCAGGCTGTTCTGGCTTGGCTATTTTGCCGTGATCGCATTCCTGGCTAGCTGGGCATTTTAATGATCGACTACCGCAACGAAATCGCACCGAAGATGCTCGGGCTGTGGCCCGAGTTCTTCGCCAATATCGGAATTGATGTTGGCGTGATGCGTGGGCAGAACAGCAAGAACGGGCCGTGTCCGCTGTGTAGCGTAGACCCGGAAGATGACAGGGCGCACTGGCGAGAGCAGGATGGCAGGATTGCACTGTATTGCAGGCAGTGCTCTGATAACTCAATGCATAGCCCCGAGTATGTTTACATGCAAGCCACTGGAAGAAGCTTTGCCGAATTTGTGCAAGATGCGGCCAACTTCATTAGTTTTGTTCCGACCGAGGTTTTTAGGGTAAAAGCGATTCAGCGCAAGATGTTGCGCGAGCCTAGCTACTGCTCCTCACTAACAAGCGATGAATGCCAATCAATTATTGAGCGCAATGACGGGGTTGATAAGATACCAGTATTCAAAAGGGTGGGAGAAGATCTGGTAACTTGCAACGTTGCCGGATTTCGCGATGGGGAGTTTATTGGTTTTGCCACTGGAAAGTATTCATCTATGGGTTTTTGCCTAATAGGAGAAGGAAGTGTTGATGCTGTAACGCATGATGTATCACTTGCGCGATGGTTTGCTGACAAGTTCGAGTGCAGGGTGGTGTGGTGCCTTAACGTTTTCAACCTAAGGGAGATGCTTAGGGTCGCAAAGAAGCCAGTTAGGGTGATATCCCCAATGGACTTTGATGCGCTGTGCGAGATTGAGAAGGGGAACGCTGATCAGATTGTTGAAATTTTTGACATAAACACCGGGCTTACTGCTAGGGTTGACTCTGTTGAGAAAATACTTGATGATAATTCGTGTCCCGATATTGCGGGACACTCTGGAGATTGATATGATAGGAAAGGTGAGGTGTTGGAACGAACAGTGTGGTGCATTCTTCATCGGTACGGCAAGGGCAAAATACTGCTCTGAACGATGCAAGAAGGCATATCAAAGGGCTAAGAAGAAAGCTGGAGGTGATGGTGAGAAAACTAAGCAAGGAGGTCTGGGAGCAAAGGGTTAACGAGGCTGGAAATGGGCGATACGAGTTTGTAAAGTGGGCGGTTGATGGGGAGTTTGGAACTCATAAAAAATGCGTAGTTAGGTGTGCCGTAGACTGTTACGTGTGGAGCGCCACACCAAGTAACCTTGTTAGTGGCGGATATGGTTGTCCTAAATGCGCAGGCCAAAGAAGATGGACAGCCGAAGAAAGGATTGAGCAGATAAATGGCTTGAATGGCGTTAAGTTCATCAGGTGGGTTGATGTATATAAAAACAACAAAAGTAAGGCAGTTGTAAGGTGCTCCATTGATGGGCATGAGTGGATCGCAAGTGTTAGTAACCTTGTTAATTGCGGGGACGGTTGCCCACAATGCTCAGGTAAGCGAATATGGACAGCCGATGAGAGAATTGAGCAAATCAACTCACTTGAGAATATTGAGTTTATTTCTTGGTTTGATAGTTACAAAAACAAAGATTCAAAAGCAAATCTTAGATGCTCAAAAGATGCGTTTGTGTGGAGCGCAACTGTTGGCAGCCTTATTAATAGCAGGCAGGGCTGTCCGAAGTGCGCAAAGTACGGTTATGATCCAAGTAAAACTGGATCGCTTTACGCATTGCGTAGCGAATGCGGTAAATATGTCAAGGTTGGTATCAGCAACAAACCAAAACAACGCCATAGGCAGCTCGAACTTGCCACACCATTCTCATTTTCATGCGTTGAACAGATTTCAGGTGATGGATCGAAAATTGCCGAGCTTGAGAAATATTTTCACGACAAGTACGAATGCTCTGGGCTTTCAGGATTCAATGGCTGCACCGAGTGGCTGATTTGCACGCCGCAGTTACTAGAAGAATTAAGAGAATTGGAGGATGTAAAATGAGCATTCCAGATCTAGGCCCAATCACGCCATACTACTACCAAGTAGACTGCTTCGACCGAACAGCAGAGGCAATCCGCAATTATCCAGGCCCTATCTACATCGACTCATCAGTAGGCTCTGGCAAGTCGTTCATGATTGCAGCGGTGGCAAAGCGCTTCCACGAAATCGGATGGCCTGGACTCATGGTGACTCACACCGAGGAGCTTGTGAGCCAAGATGCCGATGATGCGTGGCTTGTCGGTTGCCCTGTGTCCATATTCTGTGCAGGGCTTGGACGCAAGAGCACCAAGGAGCAGATCATTTTCGGGTCGGTAAAGAGCCTCCTGAATGCCGTAGATAACAAGCTGGCTAACTACGTGCCAAAGTTCATCCTGATAGATGAATGCCACATGGTCCCACATGAGTCAGAGGAAAGTGAATACATGCGGCTCATTCGCCATATGCAGCAGCGAAACCCGAAGCTGATTGTCATTGGGTATACCGGCTCGGCTTATCGAGGAGTTCAGCCGCTACTAGGTCAGTTTTGGAAGAAATGCGTGTTCAAGAAGCCGATGGATGAGCTTGTTGAAGAGGGGTTTCTTGTCCCTATGATATTCAGTCCGCACGTTGAAGGCTATGACTTGCACGAATTCGCCCCATCGCACGCAGAAGGAACGTCTGATTTTAGCGCGTCAGAGTTGCAGGCTATGTCACGCAAGATTGCGAAAGAGCATACCAAAACCCAGCAAATCATGCAGGAGGTAATCGAGCTAACAAAGGATAGACTTGGTGTTCTGATTACCTGCGCTGGCAAGAAGCACGCAATGGAGGCCGCAAGCGTTTTGCCTGAAGGCTCATGGGGATTCATCGATCAGAGCACCAGCAGCAGAGACCGCCAGCGCATTTTGAACGACGCAAAGAGCGGGGCGATCAAATACGTTTTGCAGATTGGCACTCTTACAACTGGGGTCAATGTGCCTCGATGGGACACTAACGTTTTGCTGCGCCGCATTGGGTCGCTAACCCTGCTTACTCAGTTGATTGGCCGGACGGCTCGCATGTTGAAACAGGAGCAAATCGAGGCTGGCTTGGTGAAGAACGACCACCTAGTGCTCGATTATTCTGGCACCTTCGAAATTATGGGCGAGCTGTTTTACTCGCCAATCCTAGAACAGGAGCAGTTCGAGCGTGCCAAACGCGAAGGAGCGTTGATTGAGTGCCCGGCGTGCGGCGGACTGAATAGCGAGCACGCGCGCCGGTGCATTCATGAAGACCATGCTGGGAATCGCTGTACTTTTTTCTGGAAATCGAAGACGTGCGATTGCGGTTGCGAGAACGACATTGCCGCCCGCGAGTGCCGCGAGTGCGGAAAGATGCTCATCGATCCGAATGAAAAATTGAACAGCAGGGCCTACACCAACAGCGACTGGAAGCCAGTGCGCGACATGGTGATGGTTCCGACCGTTAATGGCGGCTTGTGTGTGATGTATCACCTGGACTGTGTAGATGCAGATGGGAAGCCAGAGGTTGCCACCCTGTACTTCAACCCGTGGAGCAACGAGCAGGCGCGGCGCATCTATCTCAACAATTTTGTGTACAAACATATTTCTACATGGCCCCAGCGCAATCAGTTCGGCGCATTGAAAAGTGTCGATGCCGTATTGAAGATGAAAGCCATGCTCGACATTCCGCAGTTCATCACGCACCGCTTGAACGACAAGGGAAAGTCGATTGTTCACGGGATGAAGTTCTCCACGAGAGAGGTGAAGGGCTCAAAGGAAGTAGTTGACAGTGAGTGATGGCTGTCGTATCTTGATGGTGTCAACTAGAGAGGAGTTTAATATGTCAGCTTCAATTATTGCTGGTTTTATAGGTTGCGTTGCTTCTGCTGCAATTGCTCAATTCTTTGATGTAACAGCAATCGCAACATTCTGCTCTTATGCGGTAGGCGTCTTAGCTGGAGTTGTTGTGGCGGTGGCAAAATGATCGGAATCTTCACCAAATCCCAGCTTCCAGCTGATGAGTTTTACCATGGGGAAGGTCTGTCAAAGGCAGACCTTGACCTGATTCACGACAACCCGTATCGCTACGCGCATAAAGGCGAGCACAAACCAACTCGCGGTGAGGATGTTTCCGTTGCGCTTCGTGCTGCACTGCTTGAGCCGGAATGGTTCGCAAGCAAGTTTGTTATTCTTGACGGAGTAGAGTCTCGCTCGTCCGCTGAATACAAGAAGCATGCCAAGTTGCATGGAGCTAACTTCGTATTCACCGAGAAAGAGGGTGATTCGATTCTCGGCATGTTCAATTCGCTGATGCAGAGTGACGACACTATCGACGCAATTGGCCGAACTTACGAGACTGGCGTTGCGCTGTACGGCGAACACGAAGGCGTCACGTTCAAGGTTCGCCTGCACTACCTTAGCGAAGACGGCCATGCTGTATACGTCAAAAAGTCTCACAGCATTGGCGATCGTGAGCTATCAAACTCGGTCGGACACTATCGCTATCATGTTCTTGTGGCAATGGCGCAAGATGCGTACAAGCAAGCAACCGGAAACGATCTGCAATCGTTCTCGTTCCTTTGCGTCGAACCGGAAGCGCCGTTTATGTGCCGCAGCGTGTCGATTGATGACATATCCATCGAGCTAGGGCGCCAGGAATATCAAGCCGACATCGCGGCATATGCAGGATGCCAGCAAGCGCAATCGTTCGGCTCGCCAGTGTGCGAACCTGCGATTATTGGAGTGCCTGATTACATGTTTAGCGGCGATGATGAAATGGTTTTTGGGGAGGATGAGTGATGAGCATTGAAAGCATCGCAGACACAATTAAGCCAAAGTCAGACCAGCTTAATGCCGACGACCTGATTGCTGGTCCGATTACAGTGACAATCCTTGGCGTTCGTCGCGGCTCAACTCGCGAGCAGCCAGTAATCATCGACATTAACGGCGGACACATGCCATACAAACCATGCCTGTCTATGCGTCGCGTACTTATCGCGGCATGGGGTGATGATGCCAGGGTATGGGTTGGTCGCAGTTTTACGATGTATTGCGACCCGTCAGTGAAGTTCGGTGGAGTGGCATTGGGCGGCATTCGTATCAGCCACCTTAGCCACATCGCTCGCGACATGTCGCTCATGCTGACCACGACCCGCGCAAAGCGAGCAGCGTACAGCGTGAAGGTGATGCCACAATACGACTCCGCGCAGTTCGCTGATAACTTGCCGAAGTGGAATGCAGCCATTTCTAGTGGACGTTTCAGTAAGGATGGTGTAGTTTACAAGGCTCAACAATCTGGCAAGCTGACAGAAGAACAAATTTCAATGATTGGCGCTTGATGCGCCAACTTCAACCGGAGAGATAGAGAATGGCCCATATCGTAGCAGGAAAACTTCGCAAGCCGACATTCATCAAAGACGGCTGCGGGCCTGATGGAAGCAGCAAGATGTATGGCATCGAGCTCGCGGAGGTAATCAAGGATTACAAGACTGGAGAAAAGAGCTACACAAACTACAAGGCGCTTTTCTTTGCAAAGACAGATGCGGCGAAGAACTACTATGACCAAGCGCTTGCTGAAGGTTCTTATGTTGTCGTGGCATGTGAGAAGATTAAGCTGGAATCACGCGAGCATAACGGGCAGGTATATCACAGCTTGGTGATGGAAAACCCGCGCTTGGAGGGTGCTAACTATCCAGAAACAGCGCAGAACGGCGGATGGGGCCAGCCACAACAAGCCATGCCGCAACGGCAAGCGCCGCAGCAACAGCGTCCAGCGCAGCAAAATCCTGTTCAGCAGAATATTCAGCAGCCACAGCAACAGCAATACGCGAACCCGCCGATGGATTTTCAGGATGACGTGCCATTTGCGCCTATCGGCCTGCAACATCTCGCACTACTCAACGCAATGTAACAACAGGGCCGCACTAGCGGCCCTAAATATAGGTGATGCATGATAAAACTAGAACGCAACAAATCAGGTGTGTTGTGCGCATGGAGCGAAGAAGAAAACGCGAGCAATCAGAAATCGCGCATTGAGAAGTACGAAGGTTGGGATTTCGCGGCATACGTTAACCACCATATGCCTGAGCTGGAAATGTTCCACGTTGCCAACGAGGGCGCATTCTCACCACAGCACAGAGACTCGCTAACGCGCTCAGGAGTGCGCCCTGGTGTGTCAGACTACGTGATACTGCATCGCACGGCGCAAGGACACCCATTCGCCCTGATAGAGCTTAAACGCATCAGGAAGCGAGATTCAAGCATCAGCAAAGAGCAGGTGAATTTCTTGCTGTCACGTGAGAATCAAGGAGGGTTCTGTTGCGCAGCACATGGAAAGAATGCAGCCATAGCAATAGTTGAATGGCTGTATAAAGGAAAGCCCCTCGACTGAGGGGCTTTATTTACATTACCTTTATTATGCCAGCGCCGAGTCCCGCTCCTGCTGTTCCTGAGAAACCGGAAACCTTCAGCCGTATCTGATGTGTGAGAGAACCATTAGGGCAGTTAGCTGATTCAGTAGTTCCGTCAAAAAATACCGCTGATGCTGTAAGTGCAGGAGCATCGCCACCACCTCGTGACGCAACGTCCAAATAACTGATAAACTGCCTAATGCTGCCAGCAAGAAATCCGGTGCTGACAATAACTTTACCAACACAAACGGATCTATATTCTGATGACCCACCAGGGGCAGGGTTTGCACTGATGAAAACATCGTAAACAGAAGCTTTTCCAAAACCTATGTTATCAGTCAGGCTATATATTGCAGTATTAATGTTTGACACCAAACCAGACACCGAAAAGTCGGAAAGTGGTATTGCAGATATCTTATCAGTAGTTATCGCCTTTGCGGTTAACCCAGTAGAACGCTGTACTACTCCGAACTTTGAAAGTTTATTTCTAAGCACTGCGTCTGTTCGGTGTAGTGGGTCTGAGCGTAGACTGTTCGCACCTATGTTAAATTCCAGTGTTGACTTGACAGCAAGTGCGTTGTAGGTGTCCAGATATGCCAGCATTCCACCAGAAATTTTGTCGCAAATAACATTACTGTCTACCACACCACGACAGTCATTCATTGAGAATGATGAAGGTAATCCTGTAACCGCAACAAGGACGCCTGAATCATCCCTTACCCCAGTAGAGTTGCAGTACAACTGACAGTCTTCAAAGCTGACGGAATGACCTATAAATGGAAACACCGTGGAGTAAGTCGTGTAATTGTATACAATAGGTGCACCAGCAAACTCCCCGCCAAACCTAGACCCCTTCGCGCTTAGTGACCGATAGTTATCAATCCATCGACCAACTGACGCTAGGTTTGCCAGCGGGACACCAATAACGTTGTGGAAGTTAAGGTGTGATGCCTTGTTAATTATTACACCCTGTGAGCTGTTAGCTGTTATCCAGCTTTCTGTTATGTTAACAAGGTCTCCACTCTCAAAATCAAGTGACCCTCCAGTTGTTAGAGTTTTAACAAATTTGCTTTCGTCAATATTGATTATAGTTGACGGGCTGTTTCCGTCAGTTGTTACATGGTAGTCAGATTGGTTTATAAACTCACATTTGTTTATGTTAATTATGGCCGTGTCGATGTTATTTGTTTTAATCGAAATGCCTTTACTTCCACCACGAAATACAATGCCGTTAATGGTGGAGTTATACCCAATTCCGCCGAACGCAATCACACCGTCAGCAATTTCCAAGATTGACTTTTCGCCAATCACGTCGAAATACACGCTACCAGCAACTACATCGTCAGTAAGATAGTCATCAACTTTATATTTACCATAGGGAAAATACAAGTAAGGCTGACTACCAGAGCCGACAGCGCCTGCAAAACTACTCTGCTGTCTCAGCTTTTTTATGTACTCGACAGCAAGCCTAACTGATGCAGAGATATCTGTCAGCCCACCAGGGACGGCGCCGAAATCAAGGATGCTTACGCGCTCTTTAACCAGTGATCTATCGGTGAATCCTGTGGAAAGTGGGTCTGTTCCAGCTGGGTATGTCCCAACTGCACCAGAGAACGCTTTCCCAGCTGACTCATCGAGTGCAACATCATTGGTGTTTGATAAGGTAAAACCTATCTGAAAGCTTCCGTCAACTAGCCTGAGTCCAGCGTCAGCATAGCTACGCCGCAGGGCCTCACGAACTTGAATCATTAGCACTGGGTCAAATCGGCTAATCCAAGCACCGACAGAAATACCTCCAGTGCTGGCTGGGTTGCTTGTTACTGGCACAACCTTAGGGAATGAACCAGACCATCCGTATTCCTGCCCATCACCGCCATCAGCAACATCCCACAGCAGAGTTTGTCGCGGATTTGTCAGAGTTGCGCCCGCTGCAAAAGTGCCTATACGAGTGAACCCCATATTCAGAATGTGGGAATCGAAATCTTTATTCATTCCAGCCACTGTCCTGACAATTTCACCATCGCGCTGATTATATGTATCCTCATCTGCGTTCATGAATACGTCGAGAGATTGAAGGTTATCGATGCCATCTCTGACATCAATAGATCCATCAGGAAGCACCGGATTGCCTGTGCCATATTTGTAATTAACAACGCGCTGTGTCATGAGGTTAATGTCCTTTCGTAAATGCGTGAATCGTATTGTACCAGCTCAATAGAGAATGTTCCGTCACCATTGGGTCTTTTGCTTGAGAAAATGAAGTCGCGCTTATCTACCTCGGTTGATTTAACTAACAGGAAGCGGCTTCCAAGTTGTATGTCTATTCCATTAGCTATAACAGGTTCGCCAGCTGGTGCCTGAAATGCTTTCTTTTTTCCTGAAATTGGTGTTGCCGCAAAGAAAGATGATGCGTACCCAAACCTATCCGTTATTGCCACTTTGTATTGCGCTGAGTTGTCGCTAAAGTCGCATTCTTCACTGGTGAGGTAGATGCCATTAGCTGCGTCATACCCAACAATTTCACCGCTAGACACGCCAACGTCCGCCACGTCAATCCAGCGAACCCTATCACCGCGCCAAGTGTACTCGGCATCGTTTAGCGCGGTATCTGTCACATATTCGCGCTGATACACAAGTTTGCGCATCTCAAGCTCGGCGCGGTCTAGTGCTTGCTCGTAATTGGAGCAACCGTTTAGAGTGACCTTGCGAGCATTAATTCCGTATCCGTGCTTCGGCTTGTTGAGTGTAGCGTCCCAGCTTACGTTGATGTATTTCTTGGTGTTTGTGTCGTCTACGTCAACCCACTCAACCTGAACGCAATCCTTGCCGTCCGTGTTTGTTGGGCTGATTGTCAGGTTGTATTCAGCGCCCGATGTTGTGCGTCGGTCGAATACGGCAACCGGCGCGCTCTGTGGCTCATCGCGCACGAACACGTATTTAGAGCCTTCACGGTTAACCAGAATGCGCCCGACATCGCACATTGTTGTGATGCGGTCTCCTAGCGGCACGTTGGCATCATCGAACGTGTAATCGAAATATCCAAAACTGGCCGGAGTGATGGAGTTCTGGATTGACACCAGCCCAGTCAAATCAATCTTCGATGGCGATACGTTACCATCTACAATCATGTGATGCGCCACGCTATCGCAGATGCGGCGGCTTTTTGTCAACGTGTAGTTTATGGTGCCGTCACTGTTGACCGTAATTACCTTTCGCTCTGCGATGCAGTTGAATTTCATTTGCCCACTGCTGGTGCTGGTATCAGTTGCGGTTGACTCTACTACGATTGCCGTGCCGCCAATACCGTTGATTTGATAAAGTACGTTATTTTTGATGCGCACAGAAAACAGAGATTCCAGAGTTGCTTGGTCAAGGTAATTCTCTGCATCTGATTCGTTAGTGCGCTGGATTTGGAACCTGTACCTTGCGTTTCCGTATGCCGGTGTAACCTTTCTTGTGAAATACTTCTGGTCGGCAGAGTCTCCTGAGTATGTGAATGTCTCATCTTGGCGAGAGCCTGAAATCTCATCGCCATTCGAATCAATCGCCCACCACTCCGCTTTGAATTCAGCAGCTCCCTTTAGTCCGCGAACGAATGTCACGTTGTACCAAAGTTGCTCGGCATCAACCGGCATGGTGAATTGTCCTAC